ATGGTTCCTTTAGCAGAGGCATGGGATTCTGGTGCACAGGCATGGGATGCAAAAAAACGTGAAGTTTATGCAAATGATCAGATAGATCCACGTCATTTAATTGCGGTAACAGGTGCATCCAATAGATCAAAATCAGATAGAGATCCAGCAGATTGGTTACCAACAAATAAGGCATACGTCTGTGAATATTTAACTAACTGGGTATCAGTTAAAGTTAGATGGTCACTTTCTGTTGATAAAAAAGAAAAAAGTGCAATTGCAAACAGTTTAAAGTCTTGTAAGAAAACCTCATTTTCTGTAACAATTATTAAGTAGGGATTAACAATGACTGAAAATAATGATGACATTATTGCTAATTTAATTTTAACTGGTGCGTTAGAGGTGGCTGGTATGGACATAGAAACTGGAGAGCCATTATATAACTTTACTTCAAAATTAGAATATGTTAATCCAGAACTTCATAGTGAGATGGCAACATATTTTACTAGAGAAACAATGGCATTGTGGCAACACGGATTTATAGCAATGGATGTAACACAAAAAGAACCAACAATAAACTTACTGCCAAAAGCATTTAATAAAGAAGAAGTTGAAAAATTAAAAGAAAATAATAAATATACATTAAAAGAAATAATTAGAATTATTATGGAAAAAGAATAAAATAAATGGAATTTTTATTAGGAGCAGTAACAACAACTCTTGTATTGTTTTTATCTGTTTTATTTTTAATGAATAAAAGAAATAAACGCGAGGCTTTTTTTTTAATAAGATATAGTCAAAGCCACATACATAAAATTTTAGCACCTATACTTCCACAGGTAGATCAAATAACAAAGATGGCTCCTAAAAATAATCAATCAGCCAAACATCTTAAGAGCGTTAATATAAGGATATTGATTATAGACGGCAAGGCATATTGGACTAAAAATAATGTGTTTTATGTGTCTGAAATTATTGACGGTAACGTAGATAAAATTAATGCTAAAGTAGTTGACACAATGGGTATGAGTAAGGTAGAATTAGATAAGATGCTTTTTATCATAGATCAACTTAGAAAGGGTGAATAGGCATGATAGTCGCAGTTCAAGGCAGTAAAGGTTTTGATGACTACAGCATATTCATTAGGGCTATGGGGGTAGCACTAACTTCTTTGCCAGAAGATGATGATAAGTTTCATATTTATTCAGCAGGTCCTGCAAAAGTTAATTCTATGGTTTCAGAGTTTTCAAATTTATCTGAAAGAGGACTAAGAGCAAGGGGCAAAAAGATTAAGTTCTTTAAAGTTGCACCTACTTGGCTAAAAGAAAATTTTGATTCAGTTGGTTACTTTGCTTATTTAAGTACACCACAGGATCAACCTTCTGCATTAGTTGCAGAAGCAGAACTTCACAACGTTGAAGTTGGAATATTCCGCTACTAGAGAAAGAAAACAATGTTACAACACAAGCACATACTGATTAATGCTAAAGTAAAAAATCCATTAAAAACTCCAGAAGATGGCGTTGGGTTTTTAACAAGACTGGTTTATGCAATACAGATGAAGATTATCAAAGGACCTTTTGCTTCTTATGTTGAGGCTGAAGGAAATCGTGGTTTAACAGCAATAGTAATGATTGAAACATCTCATATTGCATTTCATATTTGGGATGAAAAAGATCCTGCAATGCTGCAATTTGATTTATACACATGTGGAGAATTAGATAAAGATATTATTCTTGAACACATAGATAGAGAAATGCAAATAGAATCAATGGATTGGATTTTATTTGACAGAGAAGATGGTTTCAAAGCAATTGACTTAGGTGCAAAATGATAATTGATAAGTTAGAAGTTATGGAATCAATTGTTGCAAATAATAAAAAACTATCTTGGGATGGTTGGGATGTAGTAGAAATGACACAATCAGATAAAGGACGTCTATCTACTGCTGGTGCCTTTGTAAATGGAGCATGGTATATTAAAAAAATATTTTCACCATCACGAGATGGTTGGAATATGCCAACTAAATATGTAGGTTAATATGAAAAAACATGAGTGGAAAGAAAAAGGATCATGTTATAAATATGATACTAACATTTTTTTTGAAAAATATGAAAATGATTTAATGCTTAGGCCAGCCATAGATAAACTATGCTTAGAGTGTCCTGTCATGAAAGAGTGTTTCTCTGTTGGAATTACTCAAAAAGAATGGGGAGTTTGGGGCGGTATTTATCTTGAGCAGGGAGAAATATCTAGAGAATTTAACAACCATAAAACAAAACCAATATGGGCAAACATTTGGCAAACCTTAACCATGGGTATGAATAAATAGTGGCCTCTGATATAATGTTATAGGACTAATGATGTATACTGACAGCATGAAAAGGGCTTTTCGTTCTATCACTGCACCTAAAAACTTTGGTGTGCAAATTATAGATAACGATAACTTTTTGTCTGTTAAACTAGATCCTAAATCTTTGGCTAGGTTAGATCACGATGGAAAGATAGCGGCAGTTGAGTATATAATTAAAGTTAAAAAAGCATTAGAGCAAAATGGTGCTATTGTTTTGTTAACAAGAGAGGCTATTAAAGATGTTAAATAGTTGGTTAATACTTTTATTAATTTTTACTACAGCGTTGTCTATGGTCGCTATATTAAAGGGAATGTGGTTAAAGTTTCAGTACACTGATGCTTTAAGTAAAATATTTCAAATGCAAATAGATACAACTACAACAAACGCTTTTTTGCTTGATAAGTTAAAAGATAAGGATAAAGAAGAATCTGTAAAGACAGACGTTCAGGAAGGTTTTATAAACTTTCTTAATCAATCTAGAGAGTCTGCTTTTGAATATATAGAAAATGTACAAAACACTCTTAGCAATGTAGTAACAGACTTAAGTCCCATTATAGAGTTTCATGACAAGTATGGTGCTATTTTTGATACTGATACTAGAAATCAGATGCAGGTTGTATCTAAATCATTTCATGAGTTAAAGAAGTTAATTCCAGAGGAGGTAAATCTTGATAAGGCTTAAAGATCAAACAGAGGTAGCGTGGAGTGCTTTTAAAGTGTGTGAAGAATATTCATGCAAAGAAGAATCAACACGAATATTTAATGATTATCCACGAGAATTAAACTTATGTGATTTACACATGGATCAATTAAAAAGAAAGATGTTTATATCATGACTAATAGTCAAGAGGTAAACTTTATTCCATCTAGCCAAGATGTAGAATTTATGACCCCAAGACCACGGTCTGCAAAAAACTATTTACCAAAATGGTTTAAGGATATGCCCATTCTTCAACCAACTCTAAGAGGCAACAGGGACGACGGTACAGCAAAAAAGTGTCCACCATTCTTAGATGCATTAACTTCAGGATATACACAAGAACTAATATGTGATGTTGAAATAACGAATCTTGGTATTGATCCAAACACAGGTAATGATATTGTAACCTATAAGTGGGCTGGTCCAATTAAACCATTGTCTACAAGAGCACAGGATACTGATTCTAGAAGAGTGTTTCCTAATTTTGATGGTTACTATACTAACGAATTTCATTGGATTACACAGTGGGAACCTCAGACTCCAGCGGGGTACAGCACATTATACTTTCATCCAGCAAACAGATTAGATCTACCATTCTTAACAATGAGTGGTATTATAGATACAGATAAATGGTCTGTTAATGGACCAATACCTTTTATGGTAAAGAAAGGGTTTGAAGGTTTGATACCTGCTGGAACTCCAATATATCAAATGATATTTATTAAAAGAGAAGATTGGACTTCTCAAGGACTAGAGTATAATGATAAACAATTTAAAAGAATGTCTTACGGTATTAAAAAGGTAATGGAAAATGGATACAAGAAAAACTTTTGGTCCAAGAAAAATTACTCATAGGTTTGGGCATATTAAATGCTCAAAGAAAAAGGAGAAATAAAAATGAATAAAGAACAATTAAAGGCCGCTCTTGCATCATACGGACGCTCTGTCCTGGGTGCTGGACTAGCATTGTACATGACAGGCGTAACAGATCCAAAAGATCTAGCATATGCTCTATTGGCAGCAATTGCCCCAGTAGCATTACGTGCAATTAATCCAAGCGACACAGCATTTGGAAGACTTCCAGATGTAGCAGAAGTTGAAAAAGCAGCAAAGTCTGCAAAAAAACCTGCTAAAAAATAAACAGGTGTAGTTAGAGACAGGTGGTTTTAATTAACTGCCTGTCTCATCATTAAACAGCACACCAAGAGCAGTACCAGCATATGGTAAATCTTCATCAAGAGTATTGTCTTCAACATTAAATCTAAACCAAGATAACATTGTGTGTCTATCTCCACTCTTAACTCCAGTTACTCCGTGTCTAAATCTACCTGGAAACATTATCAAATCTCCTGCATTTGGTTTAATAGTTTTATTAAATTGTGGAAAAAAAATTTCTCCACCAACATAATTATCATTTAAATAACATATTGCTGCTAGATTATATTTGTAATATCCGTCATGCATTGCTGGCGATCCATCTGGCCTTTCACAGTCAGCATGTACTGGCAATGGGTTATCATAACCAAGATTCCATTTTATTAAATGAGTTGGAATGAGAGCCTTTTGTTCAAACTCAACATTATACACATCGGTATAGTTTTTGCATATTTGATCATATATTTTTTTTTCATTATTTAAAAGTATATTAACAACATTTTTATTATCTATAATGGATTTATCGATTGAACCATCTACTTTGGATTGATTCATCCAATTATTGATTAGGCTAAGGTCTTCTTTATCAATAAAGTTAGGTAATGTAACTATCCTATCTTCCAGATACCCTATTTTGTCAAATTGCTCTACATATTTGTCATAGATCATTAAACAAGTATATCACTAAGATTGTGGTACAATAGTAAACATGACAAGTAAGCCTATGAATTCAGATAACCCAGAAGATGTAAACAAGCAAGCACCATGTTGGGATGGTTATGTACAACGTGGGATGAAGCCAGGAGCAAATGGTAAACCAGTTCCAAACTGTGTTCCTGCAAAAAAATCAGCATTTGAAGGTTTTGGAAAAGATTATACAAAGTCAACTAGAATAGTTTTATTATGAACACATTTTATTTTTGGCATTCATTGGTTATTGGTTTATTGATGATATCCTCATTTTTTTGGGGTAAATCTTATCAAAGAAAAAAAGTCAATGAGTAATAATAGATTAAAAAAAAATAGAAAAAAGAAACACGCTCATAATCCAATTCAAGTAAAAGATGGATGGATTGTTCGTGTTAGAAAAGATGGAACTATTAAAGAAAAACTTGCTAGATATTTGGTTAATCACAAGAAAGAAGTTTAGTTTTGCATAAGATAGATGAAAAATATTACAGGCCAACAGTTAAAAAGATGGACAACATTACAACAAAACTAGGTATTGATACAAAAAATATTGGCATATTTGAAAACTTTTTACCACAAGATGAAGTTGAATTTATTCTTAATGAATGTAAAAAACATGAACCAGAATACGATAATCATCATACTCATGGCAAAGGTTTGCATTATAATCAAATAGATAATAAAGTTTTAAAATATTTTGCTTCATACATTACTCCTTTAATAGCAGAAAACTCTACAAAATTTTATAATATGAATCAGATAACAGATATAGCCCTTCATTATGCATTTCATCCATCAGGTACATATTTAGATCCACATACTGATGTGATAGGTTGGACACCAAAGCATGATGAAAAAAATGAGTACTCTGTTACAGAAAAATATTTTCCATATTTTTGGAGTGGTCATTTAGCAAATATCTTATACTTAAATGATGATTTTAGGGGTGGAGAATTATTTTTTCCAGATTTTGATTTTCAAATAAAACCAAAACCAGGAATGCTGATATCATTTCCTGGAAACACACACTATCTACACGGAGTCAGAAAAACTAAAGGTAACACTAGATATTCTTGTAGTCTTTGGACCAAGTTTGAAGATTTTGATAATACTATATAGTTTCTTGTTGATGAGTATAGTATAGCGGCATGTGTTCAAAAGATTTTGAATTAAGAATATAGTCTGTTAGTTGATCTTTGTTTCCTTTTAATATCCAAGGTCCACCAAATGTGAGATCGTAGATTAAGTTCATGTTGTTTTTTTCTGCATAGTTGATTACGTAAGACAATGCCTTTGCCGAATAATCATTGGTTTGAGCATTCATTATTAAAAACTTATTACCATTATAATCTTCTGCTGTAACCGTAACGTTAGAATGTTCTGGTTTCATCCATAAAGGAACATCCTCATATTTAAGCCACATACATTGATATGACTTACATGGGTGTTCTGGTCTATCAGCATAAATGCTACAGTTTTTGTTTGATATGTCTAAAAAATAACAAGGCTTTTTGTTACCAAAGCCATGTCCGTAAATTAATCCACCTACAGTTGTTCCATCACAACATTTTGTGCATGTGCCACATTGTTTGCCCATTACCAACCACCACCACAAATTTCTTTATAATGATGTTTTGTTGTCTTTCTGATAGTTTTTTTAGTAGGAGCGTACATATCTGTAAAACAAGATGGGCATTGATAATACCATTCTTTACTAAAATAATCATATATAAAACCTTTAAGACTTTTATTTTTGTTCATCACAAATTCTTCAAAAGGATA